TATGATAAAACAGATATACCTTTATCTGTTCCAATATATGAGACTGAATCTTTGACGGATGCTGTGCTCTACTGTTATAATTTAGGAAAAGACTTTACTGTCAAAACATTAGCGGAATGGAATGAAAGGGAGTTAGCATATGAAGCCATCCGATAAAGATAAACTCAACGAATGCTTAAAGATTCTTGATACCACCGACCTTGGGTTATCCCTGGTTTGGTTGTGGACTTGGTCCACCATTAACAACATCTTTGAAGATGAGACCTACAAGCAGAACTGTACCATAGATGAGATGTGGTACCACCTCTGTGAGGCCGTGGGGGCTGGTATGGGCTTCTCCCTGGAATACGGGGCGGAACAGCACAACGATGACGTCCTTGACTGGATGATGAGCCGTGACTACATCGTAGACACAATGTTTGAAGAAGAAGAGGAGGAAGACGAAGATGAGGATGAGTGACAACTATATTAATGATCAGTTAAACACAGCCCAAAAGCTTTTGTGGGGCGGATCTGAAACTGAGAATATCGAGGCGCATAACATCATTGCTAAATTAATCAGTGATCGTATAGAACAACAAGATCAATCGTAGGGGCCAAATTCGGCGCTTACGACATAACTTAATAAACTCCTGAACTATTTACAAAATTGCAAATAGTTGATATAATAAATAAAACATCTCTTGAAAGGGGATCTAAAATGGCAACAAAGCGTGAATATCTAAAAGCTCAGGGCATCACAGTAGGTGTACGTGGTCGCTTCTCAGGCGCAGCAAAGGTAGCTCTAGCGGAGGCGGTAGCCAAGGGCGTTACATTTACTGCAGAGACTCCAGCCAACAAGGCTAAGTAATCCAGGGACGGGGGTCAGGGCTCGTTGGTCCTTGACCTCCTCTCTTATTTTTGGTATAATCGATAGTTAGGCGGAAGGCGGAAAATGAATAACACAACGGAAATCAAAGTAGCAGAAGCACTAGTTAATCTAACAGAGTCACATTGGTTTAATCCAACAATCTTTGGTAGGTATCTAGCAGACCAGCCAATGTACACCATTGACAGAATTATGGAAATGGTTGTATCAATTATTGCTGAACAATCTAAGGTACACGGAAGAATGAATACGACATCCGAAGGATTGCTTTTGGCAAATGAACTAAACGAATGCGTTAAAGCATACCAAGAGCATACTAAATTAGATAGTCTTAAACTACCGAACCGTTCCTTCAAGATTAAAAACCGAGAGGTACCAGAAAGAGCATACACATTTGGATGGCGGGAAGAGAAAGATCCATTCAGTCAACCATAAGGCATATACAATGAATAGATGAATGCCTGTCTATATAGATAAACATATGTAGGCCAAATTATCCACAGGGTTATCCACATCCTGTGGATTTTTTGTATATCTGTGGAATGTAAGGGCCAAATTTTCTATTTACGGGAGCTGATCCAAATGCCTGAAATTTTAAGCATGGGCCAAATTTTTCATTTACGAAGGCCTTGACAAAATCCCTGAAATTTGCTACACAATATGTCTGAATAGATAATTATACATATAGAATGTCGACAAATGTGTAGAGAATATGGCAAAATAGATCAAAATTCCTTGCATAATCTATTGACAAATATGGATCAATATGCTGTGAATTTGGGCTATTGACATTACGTTTAAGAGGGGGTATGCTCAATTACATATGTATGTTTAACTATATATAACTATAGTATATGATATGCTATCTATAGTATAAATTCTCCACAATGCTCCACTTTACTCCACTATACAAGCCCTAGAAGGGCTATAGGAGAGTGGAAAATGAGTGGGTGTACAATGGATCATGGACAAAATCAAAGTCATTAAGAACTCTATCTCTCCTTCAGATGCTCAGCTTATAATTGATTATATAGACAGCAATATAGATTCTTTTATACACAATAAGTCTGAGAAAAGATTTCATAAAATGTTTGGCATTGATTCATATCATGGAGATAAGTGTAAACCATTCATTGATACTTTGGATGGAATTGAGACTATGGTAAAAGAACTGGTTGATGTTATAAAAAGGCGGGTAATGGATGAATTTGAAGAAAATGAGGACATATTCCTCTCATCTATCTGGTTTACTAAAGGTTTGCCTGGGGCAATAGTTTCTGAGCACATAGATATAGATGATGGATCTAACTCCCATTTCTTCTATAGTGCTGTATTGTATCTCAATACTATAGATGATGGAGTTTTAGAGTTCCCTAAATTGAATATATCTGTAAAGCCTGAACTTGCAGACTTAGTAGTATTTACTTCAATTGGCGAAGATATGTTACATGGTGTTAGCTCTATTAGTCAAGATAGATATACTGTGCCTATGTGGTTTACTAAAGATAGGTCTTTTGAAGTTCCCTTCATTTAATCCTAGTCAACCATTATCTGAGCATTCCAGACACACAAATGGGTCATCATTAGCCTTAATATATAGCTGCTTACATTTGGAGCATGCTACCTTATATGGCTCATATTCCTTAATAAACTTACTATAGGATGATTCGAATTTATCCATTATTTGCAGGAGATGCAGTAATATGGAACACGAAGATGATCTGGATGAACATATCCTGATCGAGCACATTTATGGCATGTAGCCTTAATTAGATCAGATTGCTCTATATCAAAGGTAAATGACCTTGTATAGTATAGTTTAGTTGCGTACCATGTGATTAGTATTGCTAGTATAGTTATCATTTTTAGGCCTCCCCGCCTTTATCTATTTGGTCCAAATATTGGAGTTATTGTTGGATGAACATCGTCATCATCCGACCACTTGCTTGTGCCATATCCAGCTTGATTTAATTCAGGTTGAGGATTGGGCATATCATCGCCCATGGCACCACAATTGTCGCATGTGACTTGACCATCAAGGTCTAGCTTATAGTCACATCCATATTTGGTACACAGGGCATCGCTCATTCATTTAGTGTATCATATCTGTCTGGATCTGACAATATCTCTTCTTCTAAACCTTCTGGTATATTATGTCCTAATTGTCTATGTTGTCCTATATGTTCGATTAGCTGATCATCGTTAGTTATTTTCTCAGATAATCCAAACAATGAGTCTTCATATAATCTTTCATTTAGCCAACAAGCACAACACTCTATATATCCTCCAACGTGAGCATATATGTATATGTCTGAGTCGAAGAATCTAGAGTATGCCATTAGATATGTATTTCATTTACTGGCTCTTTAGACCAATGAATGTAAGATCTAATATAAACTGCTCCATAGGCAATTGCTGCAAGAATGAATCCATATTGCTCTGTTGTTATAGCATATATTGTCCATAGACATTCATTTACTAATAATACAAGCCAAGCCCATATGACTTTGCGTCCTACAAAAAATGTTCCTGTTACGCCAATGGCTGCTAATACATATGACCAATACATTATAAGCCTTCTTGATCTATCTCTTCAGTTAAATCCAAGTCTTTGATATCTCCTAATTCGAGATATGCTTCTAGGTTATCTAGGATACCCATATTACTTATTTCTTGGTATTAGTGTTTGTGGGCCTTCTGTACCAAATATAGACTTCTTTACTGGTACGCAATTAGGGACTTTCTTTCCGCCCTTATCTTTCATGCCAACCTGCTTGTATCCGCTCCAGCAAGCTTTCTCTAGGTTATCCCATTTATCTTCATCTGGGTTATCTGACTCATAGTTCTTTGAGATCTCTTCATCTGAAAGCTCTTCTGATTTGTACATATTGTCGTGGCTCTTACACATCTTCATGTCGCATCCACCATTGGCCTTACAGGCCACACACCCATTACACTTGCAATCTTTTGTAGTATCCATACTCATATTATATCATAAAATGCGTCAACGTAGTTGACTGAAAAGCTTCTACCGCCGCCGATTTCACTAATTGGGACCTATATTACTTATGACGTAAGAATAATTGTGTAGTTATTCTTCTACCACTTAATACTGACTCTACTCCGTGCAATGTAATAGAATCAAATACTACTATATCGCCTGCCTCTGGTTTAATCTTCTTATTTAAATCTACAAAAGTTAGATTACCACCCTCAAAGTCTCCAGTAAAATACATAACTAGGGTAATGTCTGGGACTACGAATTCACCATCAATTTCCCATCCGTCAGCGTGTGGAGCCATTGGATACATTGGTGTTTCCCATTTAAAAATTCTATAATAATTAGATATTTTTTCGTAATCATCTATTGATCTGTTGGTACTGTTCAAAAACATTGTTGCCGCTTTAATCATGGCCGAATGAATTACATTATATCCAGCCTCACTTTCATCAATACTACAACTGTAGCCAAGCTTTTCTCCATTGGCACGTAAAGATTCTTCCCACTCTAGATCTTTAGTTAATAACAACAACGATTCTGCATCATCTAAGCAGTTGTTTATGTATAAACCTTGTGTCCCTAGAGTTTCAATTGGATCAAACTTAATCATTGCGCTTCCTCAATGTGGTTATAAAATAATATTATATTGCTTCTTTCTCCATCAAGCACTTCATTTACTGAATGTGGGTGATTTTCGTCACCCTTAAAATAGATTAATGTACCAGCCGTTGGCTTATAAGAAACGCTATCTTTTTTAGATCCAGAGTTATCGTTATAAAATACTATCTCTCCACCGTCATAGTCATCTGTTAGGTAAAGTAAGGCTGAGTAATAGGTGTTTGTGTATCCTTCAACTCCTCCGTATGCGTCAGTATGCCAACCAAGACTTTCTCCCTTTTGAAGGATCTGATAGTTCATTCTATCTAACTCTATTTGATTGTTTTTAAATCCAAATTGATTTGATATAGAATTTTCTATTCTATTAATTAGATCTTGAACAACATAGCTTTCTTCGGTGCCCTCTTCGTTAAGCCTTATTGGCTTTAGGTAAACGTTTAATAGTCCTCTTGGATTCATCTCTGATCTAGACTTTAGGTATGCGTTTAAATACTTAGCTGTTTGAGGCGAAATAAAGTTTTCTAAAACATTAGGCTGTGACATTAGACGGCAACACCAAGCAAAGACTTAATAAATGGCTCGAAAGTATCAGATGTTTCATCTGGTGATAAGCCCGTTATCCTTCCAAGCCTGCCAATTACAAATTTATCAAAGTTCCACGGTACCTCTCTATCAGCTGCTTCTGTCAAAATCTTATAGATTGGATGAGCATTTTCTCCTCTAACATCCACTTTCTCTGACATTAAAAAGGTTACATTGTAGTTTGTAGTACAAAAATCTTTAATCTCTTCGTTGGTTCCTGGCTCTTGGCTATTAAATTGATTACACGGGAAACCGATGATAACCAGTCCTTCATCCTTGTACTTTTCATGTAGACTCTGGAGGTCTTCGTATTGTTTTGTAAAGCCACACTTACTTGCAGTGTTAACTATAAGTAGCACCTTACCTTTAAAGCTTTCCATTTTTACGATATTGTTATCTATATCTGTAAAACTAAGATCATACAATGACATTTTTTTATCCTTTATCTCGTGGTACCGTATATGGTAATCTCTTAGTTGGTAAGAGACTGCACAATAACAAATTGGGCAATTCGTTATCCATTCCGATTTGTCTGACCAGCCTTTAGTCATTAGCTTCAGGTGAAGGAATCGGACCTTCATTGTCGGTTTCGGAAACCGCTCTACGACCATTATAGGAACCTGAACTGTCCTTGGGGACAATTCGCTTAATTTCATATAAACAGTTTGGGCATTCGCCCTTGTGCAACCATTTACCTGAATCTAAGACAACCATCTCGGTTAGCCTTCCGTCTACGTTTTTATTACAAATAACGCAGAAAGCACTCAGCCTTACTATCAATGAGCATCCGCTTCACGAAGCCATTGATCTTCCCATAATCCGATCAAAGATTTGTTTCCAATATCATCAAAGTAATACCTATTCTTTTCTGGGCTGTACGTCCAACCATACCACATATCGCCTTCCATCCAGCTGCATGAGGCTATATCTGTTAAGTCTGAATTAGTAGATACATCAGACAAATGATCATACATATGAACCTCTTCAAAAATAGCTTTTCTTAGTGGTTCCCACCAAAATATTTTATTAACCAACCAATCAATCATGAGCTTCGAATCTGCTCCATAATAAGTGCTTGTTTTCTTTCAAACGCACTAGTATGTGTCTTAGAAGACAGCCTTTTTAAATTTTTCTTTTGGCGCTTTATTCCAGTTTGGGACTTTGCTACATTATTTTTTTTCATATAGCTAGTATACTATATTAATTCAGGCCAGTCAATACTAGCTTGAGTAGTAATTCGTTGCGTGTTTTCTACAAACACCTATTATTGTAGCCCCTACCTGATCCCAATATAAACTTGGTTTATCACAGTAGTAGCACTTATCATTATCTGAACTCATATCTACCCCCAACTGTCTAATCTATTATACTACACCCACAGCTTATCGTATGAGTCGTATGCTTTTTCATAAACATAGGTCTGGGTCATATATCTTTTTCCAGAACTCATTTCAAGAACTGAGTGTATCTTTTCGCTTGGGAATATTATAATAGACCCAGCCTTTGGCTTAATACATAGCCCATCGTTTGGGAAATCTATCTCTCCTCCGATATAGTCGTCGTTTAAATAGAATAAAATGGTTAGAGTTGGTCGGACGGGACTGCCGTTGTCCTGTACGTAGCTGTATGCGTCGTTGTGTGGCGCTAACTTAGTTCCAGGGTTATACTCTCTAAACAACCACTTGCCGCTGTCTATGTTTTCTATTGGTAGGCTATTAGAGTATTCAATTAAACACTTTTGATATAAATCAAGAATTACTGGATACAGTCTTTCTTCTGGCCATACGCTAGTAGATCTACCTTTAATTGTGTAATCTTCAATGCCTGGCCCTGACCCACCTTTATTGGTGTACTCAACCCAGTTATCTTTTAACAAAACCTCTTCAAGAATTTTTGCTGGATCTTCTACAACATCCTGCCACTCCCAAATTAAATTATCTCTTTTAATTAAATTAATCATCTTGACCTTTCACTGCAAACATTGTCTCGCATTTAGTGCAGACATCGTAGTCTATTCTTGTAAATGGACAAAACCCAGCATGCTGAATCTTATGTCCAAACATCTTGCATAGCAATTTCTTTATCATATAGTTCTATCCTTTAGTCTAAGCCATCTGCCATACTTGTTTGGAACATCTGCTCCAATGTATTCTTGACCAGTCTCTAAGTCTATCAGCAACCATTTTCCTGGTGCTTTTGTATGTATTGTTAAGTCTACAGCTTTTGGAAACTCTTCTACTTCCGCCCCTTGATACATTTTAGGCAGAAAACTATATGCGTTATTTAAAAGTCTTCTCATTATACTATTATACTATAGAGCTTTCTTCTATTCTATCCACTGCATCATCAATAGTTGGGTAATGTTCTTTTGTGCAGCTGCCGCAATCTCTACACATTTCTTCCCCATTTAACCTTATTCCAACCACGTTCATGGAAATAATAAAGTATTGTTTTTGTAAATACTTCAAAGCTGGCTATTGCGCCTGCTGTTACTGGCTCTTTAGTTATTGCCCAAGATATTACAAATGTATCTGCTGTTCCAATAATTCGCCAAGTAATTGCTTTTAATGCAGACCTTTGTTTGGTCACCTTCATGATGGCCACTCAACATTATTGTCTTTTGTTACAAAATTCCAAATTTTAGATGCCCATTTCTTTACGCTTTTGCGTAGCACTGATCGCTTCAATTTCTGCTCCTAACGATACTTGCTCAATCTTATATCCAACATCACGACCATATACGATGTTAGTAATGTTAGGCATTTTAATAACCATGGCTTTATCCATTACTGAATCCTGTGCAATATATCCCTTTACCTGATCAAAATCCAAGGGATCTTTTGCGCTAGTCTTATATGTATTCCTTACGCCAAGCATTACTTGCTCTGTTCTATTTCCCGCCTCTTGGTATAAGGCGTGGTGACCCTCATGCCACGGCTGGTATCTGCCAAGCATTAGAGTAGTAGGTTGTCTCCAGTCGTGCAATTGAAAATCAACGCAGGCTATTCTAGCTGCAACATCATATTCTGTCATGTCGTCAAAGGTTAAGTCTGGGTTTGCTGGTGTTTCCCACATAGCAGTTGTGTCTGGGAAATCTCTAACTGGCTTTCTGTTCATCCAAACCACTTTGTCTGGGTTTCCAAATGATGCTCTTGTCTCTGCTGTTGGATTAATGAAGTCTACAACAACGTGATATCCCTGATTAGACAATAATCTAGACAAAGCACCCATTCTGCGAGCCTGCTCTAGTCTATCTTCTGGGCTAAATCCTAGATCTTTATTTAGCTCTGCTCTTACTTCATCTGCATTTAAATGCACAGCATTAATTCTATCCGCTAACTCTTTTGCAAATGTTGACTTACCAGATCCAGGCAGACCAATTACTTGAATAATCATTTTACTTCTCTCTGTTTATAAATAACACACCCTACATAAGTATTATACTATATGTAGGGCATGCTAGCAATGATTTGCTATACTTTTTTTCTGCCTGATTTTTTAGGCGGCTTTGGAATTAAACTTGTTTCTCTTCTTATTCCGTGCTTATTAGTATCAATTTTTACACCTTGCCTTGGATATCTTTTAGGCGTTTCTCTACTTGTAACGGCTCCTGCTGCTGCTCCTGCATTTGGTGCTGGTGTCGTGCCTGTGCCGTCTTCTTTTTTAAAACTATTACTCATTTATAAATTGTCTTGTCTGCTCTGGTGTTGAGACCATGTCTAGCGTTAAGCCTGACTCACCGTCTCTAGATACATCTGTAATTGTGACTGGGGTGGCACCTTTGGTGCTACCTAATGTTTCGCATCCGCATTCGTAACACATTAGTTGCAGTTCTCACAATTCTTTACTGCACAATCAGCTTCGCCTCTTGTGTCTCTTGTGCACTCTGCGCCAGACTTTACTGGTGCAGGTGTTGGTGTTGGTGCTGCTGGCTTTACAGCCTCAGCGATAGCTGCTTCCACTGATGGGGCAGTTACTTCTTCTTTATCAAATAGATCCATTTTTACTTTGGGCCTTGTGCTGATGGCTGGTTAGATACATCTGATGCAGGGAATGCTGCTGATGGATCAGCAGCGTACTGCTCTCCGATTGTGTGCTGTACTGCTGGCTTTACTTCGTTAAATCCTGTTAAATTCAATCCGTCTGTCATTTTCTTGCTCCTATAGGTTATTTATTTAAGTGGGACTAGTATTCCACTCATAGGTCTATTATAGCATTGTTGTTATTTAGTTGACTGGTTCATAGAATGTTACTAGGTTGTACCTAGTTCCAGAGATTACTTTATTGACCCCGTGAGGCTTTTTATAGTCTCCCTCAAAAAATATCAATGAGCCTGCTTCTGGCTTAATTGATAACCCCTGCTCTGGGAATACCAATTCGCCACCTTCATAATCGTTATTTAAATAAAGTAGGCCCGACTTGTTTGATATATATTTTGTTCTAACGTGGATTTCACCATTTTCATCTTTGTGATGGTTGTCCATATGCATTTCGTTCATTGCGCCAGGCTCCATACAGCTAAAAAAATAGCTCTTGACCTTATGTAGGGATTGAAATTTTTCTGATACCAGTGTGTTAATTGAGGATAAAAGTCCGTTGTAAACATCTATAGAGACGTTATAGTCTGTGATATTTTTGTATGTCCCAACGCTGTCTGGAGGGCTGAGGTTCTCACCCATTAGGTCACCATATATATATTCTCTTGGTGTTTCTATTAGGTGTGGTGAAACTGCATCTATTAAAAACTTTGCTGTGTCTTTAGATATGTATTCTTTGACTAAGAATATACCTTCAGCAAGCTCTTCAATATTTTTTTTCACCTTTTATACAACTTCTCATAACAGTCCGCACACATATCTATAATGCCAGACTCTGGCAAGGATCCAATTCTAGAAGCCTTGCCGTTGCAATCTTTTATTTCACATTTATCAGAAAGCATTAATTATTTTGAACCCTTAGCTGTCTGTCCTCTGTAACCAGTCTTCTTTTTATTCATTGATCCTGGTTTCTTGTAACCTGCTCCATTTGGAGTTGCTGCAATTCTTTGCTCTAAAGCTTTTTTAATTTTATCGTGGTGCTTTCCCATTATTTTACCTTTTTCCCGAACTTATTCCAAGCTCTTTCGTGTAAGAAGAACCCAATCATTTCGCACGTAGTATATACAATTGCAAACGAACCAGCGTATTCCCAGTGTGCTTCCCCAGTAATAGCTTTTTCAAAAAAATAAACCAAAGTTCCGACAAATAGTATGTGAACTGCTGGCCAAGTAATTGATTTGTATAAACTTCTTTTATTAGATTCCATTTTGCTCCTTTATAAGCTCTTCAATTATATCATGTACACGACCTGACTGTGGGTCATCCATATGATCATGAATTAGAAGGTCGCTAATTCCTATTGATTTTAAGTAATTAATCTTATCTATTAAACTATCTTTTGTACCACAAACAAATAAAAGCTTTTCTGATTCGCTGAAGAACTCTTCTCCAAAACGATCAGCTTCTTCTTGTGTATCCCTTATTACTAATCCAAAACAAATCATTTGATTTTTATTATTAATTGGATTTCTGCTTTTTAAATGATCCTCATGCCTATTTATCATAGAAAGATGAGTGGCGTTATGCTTTATTGCTAACTTTCTTGTTTCATCTGAGTGCCCGCCCATTACTATCGGTGGCTTGGACCTCAATATATCCATACTTAAAAACTTATCAAGCCATATGTCTGTATAATTAATCCTAGATTCAGTTGTTTGAAGGAATTGGCCTACTAATACTAGGTCTTCTACGCTTGTTTCCCCCGCATGGATATCACCAGATACTACATTCAAAATTATTTTATTAGGCGCCATCTCATTTATTGATTGGCATATCATTGCCATATATTCGGGGCTTATTGCATAAGTTCTAATTGCAATCATATATTTTAATTTTTGCTTGGAAGACATAACCCTTACTGCCTTTGTCAAAAAATCTGGTACCTTTGAATGATACACAAGTAGCACCGACTCGTAGCCAGCTTTTTCTAGCCTCGCCGAAAGTTCTGACAAATATTCAATTGATTGCTCGTTGCCTCTTGTCATACAATGAAATTTCACTATTATCCTTTGTTCAATAACAAGTCTATCATTTAAACATTAAAGGGGCAAGACCTAAGTCCTGCCCCTTTAATTGAAGTTATTTACTTCTTTAATGCTACCTTTAGCTTAGGGAACTTCTTGTTCCACTTAGTTGCAAGTGCATTGTATTCCGCCTTGTATGTAGCCTTAGCAAGATCTGCTGCTGCTTGTGCTGTTACTGTTGCTGCCTTTGCTGTTGCAATTGCAGAATCTGATGCTGCCTTATCGGCTGCACGTCCTGCCTTCTCTGCTGCAAGTGCTGCATTAGCAACTGCAAGTTCTGCGTTCTTTGCTGCAAGTTCCCCTGCAAGATCACGAACTGCTACTGTTGCAACTACAGAGCCGATTGGCGCTGTTAGGCCTGTTACGGCTGTCGCTACTGTTGCGTATGCTGTAATAACTACTGAACCTGAAGCAGGAAGTGTTACAGTCTGCTCCTTTGTTCCTAGTGTTGCTACTGCTGTATCTGTTGTAAGCGCTGTTGCAGTTGCTGCACCATTTGAGCTTACTAGAGTATTAATTGTTGCTCCACCCTTTAC